GCACTAACCCTCACAGGGGGTAAATCGTTTTTCAAGTACGAACTGCCAAAAGACACCGCTTCTTTCACCAACACCATCACTCCGAGCGTGGAAAATGGCACGGTGTTCAACTCTGCTGAACTGAACATCAAGTTGCGCAAGCTGTCCACCGCGAAGCGCAATGAAGTAAAGCTGTTGAGCGTTGCCCGTCTTGTGGCTATCGTGAAAACCAATGCTGGCGATTATTGGGCTATGGGCCTTGCTCGCGGCATGGACATGACCGCAGGCAGCTTTATGACAGGCGTGGCCCTTGGTGACATGACTGGGTATGACCTGACCTTTACCCATGCGGAAAAAGAACCCCCGCAAATCGTGCAAAGTGCTGTTTTAAATTCGCTGAATATTAGCTAACTTCGTACACGTTTTGTGTTATGGTGTGAATTGGCCATCCTTCGGGGTGGCCTTTTTGCTTTACAGGTATTCCTCCATGCACTTCGCCCTGAAGTCATTAATAACCCTGCTCACCTCATTCAGCGCAATACCTGTAAGGCGGTGTATTTTACGCATGCTCATTCCAGACAGGTAAAGTTCCATCATCTTCGATTCGTACCACGGCTCACGGCTTTGCACCGCTGCAATAGCATCCAATTTCTCCTGCACATCAGCTTCTTTCCTTTCCCGCCATTCGTCTTCTTCCTCGGCAATATCCCAACCTTCGATGCTGTCCGTGCCAATGTTGATACTTCCTAAAGTTCCGTTCGGCTTGCAAAGGTTCGCAGCACATCGAATGTAGAAAAACTCAAAATACCCTGCCTCGTGCGCCCGTGCTGCCTTTTCGCTCAACTCTGTGGCAATGAGTAGGAACAATTCCTGCTGAAGGTCTTTCCAATGCGCGGGGCTGTACTTTTTGCAGACCATTTCTGGCCATGATTCGGAGGCGAGGATTTCAATAGGTGTTTTCATGTCAGTAGAAATAGCCCTTTCTTATTTACCCGAGAGCAATTCAGGGCCAAAGCAAGCGCGTTCACGCAGTCATCATGCAGCCCTTCAGGAGCATTGTAAGAAATGCCTGTCCTTGTGTGTGTCCATTCAAAGTTCATCAGTTCATCCACTATCGGGCCGTCAGGAAACACAACCTCCCGCCCGTGGATTGCGCCTGCGAGGTCTTCCATAATTTGCTGCTTGCTAATAGAGGTGTATTTGAACCCCTGAATCCGAGGGCAGACCCTTTGCAAGTCTTCCACAATCGGGTCACCTACTCCAGTGCTGTCAATGACCGCAGGCGTTCTGCCGACAATCCGCTGCACGGTGTCGCGTGTTGCTTTCCAGTCTAACCGGAAACGCTCAAAGAACGCTACCTTTTTGGACTGATTAAGTCCAATTATTACAGTCCAATCTCTGGATTTTGCAAGGTCAATGCCGTACCACTCAACAGGCCCTTGCGCTAAAGGTTCGATGCAGCTGCGAATGTGGTCAAGTCCGAACGGGTTACTGTCATCGTCTGCGGGTTCGGCTAAATACAACTCTTTGAAGACGTGCGCGGGGAGGTCGCGTTCTGCCTGCTCGACTTCCTCACGTTCCAGGATGCCCGCTTCGACCGCGTCCCAAGCGGTTATTTTGTGGAACTCATAACCATCCTCCCCCTGCCTTGCACGTTCTGCCAATCGGTAGCCCCAGTTCTTTTTCCCTTTCACGTTACCAATCAGCTTGCATTGCCCGCGTGTTTTGGTCAGGGTGGAACGCAGCGCAAACCAGGCTTCTTCCCTGGCCCTGGTGAACTCATCAAAAACGGTTGCATACACATCATCCCCGTATAAGTTGTCGGGTTTTTCGGCTGACTTAAATTCTATCATTGCTCCCGTTGGCAAGGTCAATCGAAGTTTACTTTCGTTCGCATCAAACAACCGTTCGGAACATTGCTGCTTAAACCTGCGAAACGCGATTTCTGCCTGTCCGTACACGGGTGCAACCCACCAGAACGACTGCCCTTTTTTGCCCTGAAGGGCTTTTTCAAACAGCCACACAATATGCGAGGCGGTCTTCCCTGCCTTCGTGGATGCAGCGGTCACGGTGTAGCGCGCCGTGCTGTCGAGGATAGCAATTTGGTAGGGGGCGAGCGGTGGGCGGTTGTACTTTATCTTCATAGCAATTCGCCTAAAAGTGCGCTCATGTATGCCTCGTAGCTGAGTTTGCTTGCCTTGTTCAGCCTGTCGGCCCGTTCTTTGTCTATCGTTTTCAGCATGGCAGCGTAATTGAAGAACTCCATTAGGGGCATTGCCATTACAGCGTCCATTTTTGTTAAGTCCTTCCCTGCCATTCTGTAAAACATTCCTAACCAGTCGTTGCCTGCTTCCTCAGCTTCTTCTCCTGCTTCTGGAAATAAACCAGGGAAGCTTTCAATAATTCGGGTAAGAGCGTCGAAAAAAAAAGCGCGTATGGGTAGGCTTGCCCGACTGGCATTTTTTGCATGATAATTTGCGCTTTTCGCTGAAATTCCTGCGCGCTGCGTGATTTATCATACCGAATGTCCACCCAGCGAAACCACTTTCTTTGCTGTTCAATCATGAGGCAGGCGATAACCTGGTGCATATTTTCAATGAACTTTCCATCCGCTGCCACCACCTGAAGTGTGGCGTATTCGCCAGCGGAAACCTCAGCTGGGTTGGTTACGATGCGATACCACTTGCCGCCCAGTTTAAACCTTTTGCGCTTTGGCTTTTTCGAGGGGTATTCGTTGAGGAAGGTCAGCTTTCGATAGGCCGCGATGCGCTCGGTGTGAGGTTGCTTTTCTATTTCTTCGATGTGCTGATTGGAAAGAACCGAAAGAATCTGGTTCATGATTTCTTCAGCGTCGAGGTCAGTTCGATGCCTAAGCAGGTCAAGTTCATGCAGTTGCGCTAAATTCACTTCATTCCAACTTTTCGGATAACGCATAAGCGAATTTACGACAAAAACCAACTTTTCCCATTATAGGAAATGCTCATCATTGATTCGTCCCAATTATCGACTTTATATGTGACGGCCACGGAAAAGGTGACGTTGAATCCACCTTATTACTTCCTGCTGTCATTGAACAACCGCGAGGAACGCGACATCACCTATAATTTATTGGTGACGGATTTGAGCAGCTTTCCCACGCGTTACAATCAGTTCAACATCACCACGGCGCAGAGTAGCGCATGGGAAAAGGGCGAATACAAGTACACCATCTACGCCCAGTCAAGCGCGGTAAACACCGACCCAACCTTAGCTAACGAAGCCGTTGAGAGCGGCGTATTGAAGATAAAATGAAAGTAGAATTTCAGCGCATCAACTTTGCCGTTGCACCCCCGCCTAAGTTCAAAGAGGCGCGCGGGCAGGAGTGGTACGAATACGGGCAGCGGAACAATTTCCCAGCGGTTATTCTTGACCTATACAACAGCAGTTCCCTGCACAATGCGATTGTAACCCAAAAGGCGCACTTTATCGCGGGTAAGGAAACCGCTGTTCGTGTTGAGGGTACGGTAGGCGAAAGGGTAGGCGCACATAAGGCACTTGATTACGCGAACCCTTACGAAAGCTGGCAGGACATCAAGTACAAGGCTTCGCTGGATTTGGAAAACTTCGGCGGCTTTGCGTTTCAAGCCATCTGGAACGCACCTGGAACGCGTGTGCTGTACTGGTATCACCTGCCTTTCGATAAGTGCAGAGTGAACAAGGACGCTTCTAAGGTGTGGTACAGCGATGATTGGAACGACAAGCGCGAAGAGCGTTTAGAATTTCCCGCGTTTGATTTGGAAAAGCCCGGAGGTACACAGGTACTTTGGTTCAAACAATACAGGGCAGGCGAAGGCGTTTACCCTCTTCCTGACTGGTACCCGGCCCGCACGTATATTGAAATTGACACGAAGATTTCTGATTTCCATTACAACAACATTTCAAACGGTTTTTCCCTCGGGAAAATCATTCAGATATTCAAAGGAGAGCCAACCGAAGACATCAAAGCAGAGTTTGACCGCAAGTTTAAGGCCAACACCACAGGAACAGAAAACGCGAATGGCGTGCTGATCAGCTGGATGGAAAAGGGCGAAGACCCTTTGCAGGTTGTGGACTTAATGCCCGGGGACTTCGACAAACAATACCTGCAACTTTCCGAAACGGTCCGCGATAACATCTTCTACGCTCACCGGGTCACTTCGCCAATGCTGTTCGGTGTTCGTGTGGCAGGTGAACTCGGAGGCCGTAACGAACTAAAACAGGCTTATGAGGTCTTCGACCGGGCCTATGTTGCGCCTAAAAGGACTCAGATGGACAAAGTGCTGACCACCATGTTCAACGCAACCGGGCAAGAAGGAGAATTGTACACCATTGCCGCAGAACCTGCAGGAGAGGATGCGGTGCAGTTGTTCACCGCTGGCATCATGACTCGTGACGAAGTGCGCGAAAGCCTTGGCCTAAAGGTAGAACAGCCCGTGGCCATGTCTGCCCAAAACCCTTTCGGCTGGAATGACGAAGCGGATAAAGCGGTTTTTCGCAAATACGGACGCAGCGCGGCTGATTTTGAACAACTGCCTGAAACCTTTGCAGAACTAACCAACCCCGAACTGCGCCTTGTGGCGGTGATTCGTGACAATGCAAAAGCCACCCTGGAAGAACTCGCAAAGGGCGCACGGATGACCACAACGGAAGCAGCGAACATCCTCAAAACCATGCAGGCTAATCGGCTGATTGAATGGACAAACACGGAGATTAAAATTACCGACAGCGGGGCGCGGTCAATCGCTGACAGCGGCGGGCTTGACACAGAAATCTTCGTTCTGTACAAGTACGGCAAAAACCCCGATGTGGGCGGGCCTTTGCTGCTCGATACCTCCCGTGACTTTTGCAAGTTCCTTGTAGAGGAAAACAAACTTTACAGCCGCGAAGAAATAGACGCAATGAGCCGCGAATTAGGTTACAACGTATGGCAGCGGCGCGGCGGATGGCGCACCATTGCAGGCACTAACACGCACGTTCCGCAATGCAGGCACATTTGGGAAAGTAAACTTTACAGGAGGCGAATAGGATGAGTTTCAAGTATTTCATTGACACGGTGTACATCAAAGAAAATACACCGATACAGGACAATTTAGACCCCAAACTCATCCAGATGTCCTTGCAGGAAGCGCAGGAAGTAACCTTGCGCGATACCATTGGCAGCGATTTGTACAACGAGATTTACAGCCAATTTCCAAGCAGCTTGAGTGCGGACAATACCACGCTTTTAAACGACTACATCAAGCCAGTCCTGAAGTATTCCGTTCTTTACGAAGCAGTCCTTCCCCTAACCTACAAGTTCATGAACAAATCCATCATGAAGCGCGATGGGGAAAACATGACCTCGATTTCAATGGAGGAAATGGTCAAAATTGAACAGCGTTACGCGCAGAAACGTGACCACTTCATCGAGCGGATGAACAAGTACCTTTGCACCTTCCCCGAAAAGTACCCAAAGTGGCAAAACCCCGACCCCGATGCAATCGACAAACCAAATAAATTCGGTCAAAACCTCGGCTTCTATTTTGAAAAGTAAAGCATGGAGGAAGAAGAACGAAGAGAAACTAAGGAAGTTCCTAAATGACGTTAAACCAGATAATAGCAGCAATCAGGCGGGCAGGTGAAAACCACAAGATGATTCGCTCCGTTGCGTTTGGGCCGGAATATGACCTTGTGGCGGACGGCGGTAAGGAGAACTACCCGTTGTTGTTTGTCATCCCAGACACAACCACCATGCTGTTTGATATGTCCACGGCTGATAAGGAGAAAACTTATTCGTTTGTGATGTCGGTCATGGACAGGCAATTTGAGGACAGCACAAACCAAATGGAGGTTTTGAGCGATACGCTACAAATCCTGGAAGACATCATCAGTTCCCTTCAATACATCTACCGCGACAGCCGCGTAAACTTCGCGGTGAACGACGACGCATTGCCGTTCTTCGACGCACATGGGGATGTGGTCGCAGGGTACACGATTAGGATGGAGGTTGGCGTTCCGGCAAACAGGGATTTTTGCAGCGTTCCTTCAAACGACTACGCA